ATTGGAACGCGATGAAAGGCTCGGGGATGGGCGGCTTTTGGGTCGGAGGCGCAAAGCGACGGTACCAGCGACCATTTTCGGAACCTGGTGTCGTTCGCGGGCCGAAGGGACACGTTTGCAAGCTCATCGTTTGGTCGAATGAGGTCATTAAGGATGAGCTTGTGAAACTTCGAGCAAAGGGAGCACCGACTTGGGAGCACCCAAAGGACGTTTCACAAGATTGGCTCGCCCATATGACCTCCGAAATCAAGCGGGACACGATCGACTCCAAAACTAAACAGGTCAAACAGCGCTACGTTCAAGTGAAAGGCGAGAACCACCTCTGGGATTGCGAGGCAATGCAGGTTGTCGCGGCGGCGCACTTCGGGGTGCTCGGCAAAATCGAGGCAAAAGATTGACATCGAGCGGGGAACTATGGACGCACCGATGGCCGTTCTCCTCAACGTCTTTTTGCAACAGGACATCGCGCTTTTGCGGAACCTCCGAGACGCGGCTTTTGACGCGGTCAGCGCGGGCGAGGGGACGCTGGTTTCTTCAAGCGTCAACGGTTCGAGCTTTTCTTTTTCAATCCCGAGCTTCCTTTCCAAAATGCAAATCATGACGCTCGCACAAACGGCCCTCGACTATCGGGCCCGGGGAATTTGTCGCCCCGTGACGCGGACGCAGGCGCTTTTTAACTGACCTCTATGCTCGGGAAACTCTTCAAAAAGCTTCAGTCTTCCCTCGGGTTCGGAGGGCTCGGCGGGAATCAGTTGCGACTCGTCAACGCGGGCAACGTGTACCGGCCCTACCTTGGGAACTACGCGACCACGTTCGACAAAGCAATCACCGTCGCCGAGTGGCGCACGATCGTAAACGCCAGCCAGAAACTTTTTTGGAATTTCGGCCCCTGCCAAGGAGCGCTTCAGGAAAAAAGCACCTACGTCGTCGGGCGCTCATGGCTCCCGCGGTTTGAGGGAGAAGATAAGGAGTGGGGAAAGCTCGCCACGGATTGGCTGATTTCTCAATTCTACGCGGTGAGCCACGTCAACGGCGTCGACTTTCAAACGGCGCTTTATCTCGACTCACTTTCGGTAGATCGGGACGGGGACGTTTTCACGCTCTACACCGAGAGCCGGGACGGATACCCGCAATTCCAGCAAATCCCGTGGCACGCGGTCGGCAATCGGGAAAACCGGGATGTTGTGGAAGGTGGTCCCTTCCGCGGATTACGGATTCAAAACGGAATCATTCTGAACCAGTACGGGCGACCGGTCGGCTTTCGGGTGCTCGGAAGGGAGGCTTCCGAGGACCGAGACATTTCGGCCCGGAACATGGATTTCCTCCGGGAACCCGTGGCCCCGGATCAAACCCGCGGGCTTCCGGCATTCACCTCGGCGATCCTCGACCTCCGGGACCTTATGACGGTGCAGGATTACGTTCGGCAGGCGGCGAAACTCGCGGCGGCAATCGGACTGATCGAGCACAACGAAATGGGAGTCGCGGACATGATGGACCCGGCGATGCAGCTCCAAAAAAACGGGCCGACGAACACGGGCCTTGTGGGAGAGGAAGTCTTCGGCGGGACCGTTCGGTATTTCCGAGCCAACTCCGGGAGCAAACTCGAACAACTCAAAAGCGAAGTCCCCTCCGAGGCGACCAACAGCCTTATGGAGCGACTCCTGCGCAACGCTCTCCACGGGGCCGGGCTTCCGTATGAGTTTTTCTGGGACGCTTCAAAACTAGGAGGCGCCTCGGTTCGCGCGATGGTTTCGAAAGTCAACCGGACGGTCGCGGATCGACAGGACCTCATGCGACCGCTTGCGCGGCGGCGGGTCGGGTACGCGGTTTCGAAAGCGATCAAGCTCGGGATTCTCCCCGCGTACCGTGGCACGGATTTGGGCGGTTCCCTTCGGTGGAGTTTCACCACGCCCCCGCAAATCACCGTCGACGCGGGGTATGCAAATTCGGACGCCCGGGAGGCGTACAAACTCGGGATGCGGACGCTCACCGAAATTCTCGCCGAGGGCGGGCGGACACTCACCGATCACCTGGACGAACGGGAGCGGGAAGAAATCGAAATCCGCACGCGAATGGAACGCTCGGGGCTCCCGGAATCAGCGTTTCGCAACATTCCGGGGGTTCAACCACAACCCGCGCCAGAAACAACCAACCCCTAGCCATGCGTTTTCAAAAGGTCTTCGAACAGGTTTTCCATCGCCCTTGGTTCATTACCGCGGAGGGGCACGCTTCGGTCGTTCGGGTTGTACAAGCGGCCCTTGTTCGGGAGAACGGGCCGGATTTGTCGATGTTCGTAAACCCCCGGGAGGAAATGGAAATCCTTCCCTCGGGGATTGCAAAAATTCATGTCTGCGGGGTGCTTGGGAAGGGGCTTTCCAAAATAGAGCAAAGTTGCGGGAACACGGATTACGACCAAATTGCCGAAGAAATTGAAGAGGCTCAGGAACTCGGGGCCCGGGGAATATTCCTTGAAATCAGCAGTCCCGGGGGAACCGTGGTCGGCAACGCGGAAATCGCCGAGGCGGTCGCGGCTTGCGAGGTGCCGGTATTGGCATACTCTGAGGATATGGCCTGTTCCGCGGCCTACAACATCGCCGTCTCCGCGGGTTGGTGCATGGGCTCGCCTTCGTCGACGTGGGGAAGCATTGGGACAATCATCCCCTGGATTGACGAAAGCGCTTCGTGGTCGATGCAAGGCATTGACTGGCAGCCAATAACAAACGCAGAAGGTGATTTAAAAGCCGCTATGCACGGACCTAGCCTGACACCGGAACAACGGGCCTCTCTTGAACAGTATGTGCAAGACGCGTTCGACCAGTTTCGCGGGAATGTATTGCAACGGAGGCTTGTAAGCGCGGACGCAATGCGGGGCCAGGCGTTCTTTGCTCCTCGGGCTCTCCAGAATAATCTGATCGACCGTATTTGCTCGGAGGACGAGGCGATGGCGTTTTTGGAAGCGACGATCGGGAGTTGACACCTCAAAAGAGGCATGTCCGAACCGAAGACGATTACCGAGGCACTCTCGGCGCTTAAGGCTTCGCAGGAACAGGTGACGGCGCTCCAAGCCGACTTGGCCTCTGCGAACGAACTTCTTACCGAGGCGCAAAACGCTTCAAAGCAAATCACCGACTTGCAAGCGCTCAACGCCGAGCTTGCGGCGGAAAAAGTCATCCTTGAGGCCCGCTTGCAGGAACTCACGGTCGCCGCTCAAGCTTCCGAGGCGCGGGTTACCGAAGCGGTTGCCTCGCTCGGGGTGCCCCCGGTTGCGATCGCGTTCGACGGAGCGGTCGCCAAATCGAAGGAAGAACTTTGGGCGGAATACCGTCAACTCCCGGTTGAAGCGCGGAATGATTTCTACCGTGCAAACCGTGCCACTCTCAAATCCAACTAACCCACTAAAACACTAACGTATGGCCACAAACACGATCGCAAATTGCTCGCTCGCCGAGATTGCTCAGGAAAGCCTGGACTTCGCCTCCAGCGTCTTCGCTCCATTATCTCAGTTCTTGACGGACTTTGATTCCGCCCCAGGGTCTGGATCGGTCCTGACCCGTATTCCCACCCGCCCGACGGCGGTCGACCTTTCCAGCGGCTACACAACGCAGGACACCGCAATGGTAGGGCGCACAATCACGCTCAACCAGTTCCCCGGGTTCGTTTGGGGCTTCTCTGATTTGGAGCGCTCCAAGTCGACGATTTCCCTGAATGACCTGTTCATTCAACCCGCTCTCCAAGCGGTCGGCGCTCAGGTTTTCGGGTACATCTGGAACCTAGTGACCTCCTCGGCGTTCACCCAAGCGGTGGACGTGGCCGCGGCTGATTTCGATCGCGACACGCTCGCGGACATCTCCGCCACGCTGACCGGCACGCTGAAGGCCCCGAAAATGAACCGGGCGCTTCTCATCAACCCGACCTACTACGCTTCTTTGGTGAAGACGCTTAACAGCGCTGAAATTCCCGGCATTACCGCGGATAAGGCGGAAGGCGTCGTCCCTCGGTGCGCCGGGTTCAATGTGTACGAGTCAGACCTCTGCGATAGCAACTCGCAGGACCTCGCCGGGTTCGCGTGCCACAAGTCTTCGATCATCCTCGCCGCTCGCGGAGTGGATTCGACCGGATTCACCCTCGGCGCTCGGGATGCGGCTTTGGAAGACGTTGTCGTTCCCGGGTTGGGACTCCCGCTGCAATGGCGCCGGTGGTATGACCCAAATGCTGGACAGCTCATTTACTCGCTGAGCTGCCTTTTCGGGGCGTCCGTGGGGACTGACTACGGTGTGCGCATCACCACTCCGTAAACGATTTGTGAGTGTGCTAAGGTCGGGGGGGAAACCCCCCGGCCTTTTTTTGTACCGCAATTTTCGCGGCGGCAGTAGGATGCGAGCGACATGACCAAAATCTCAATCGTGACACACCGGACAGGACTTTCCGCGGACGTCGTCTTCCACGGCACCACGGACCAAGCGCTCAAATTCTACAAGGCTTTCGATCAACCTGGGGAAACGTGCCTGTTCGTTTGTCGGTCGGCGGATCGAACGAAGAAAATCAAAGCAACGGAACCGGAACCCGAGGTTATCGCGTCGCCTAAGCGGCGGAAGCTTCTCTGATTATGGGATTTTTTGAAGTCAACACGACCGCGGCGGGACAAGCGATTGCCTACATGGGGCGAACGTTCACTTTCCGAGCGGTGAACTACAGGGGGATTATAAACGAGCTCGAATCCAACCCGGACCTTCAAATTGGCGGGAACATGCCGAACCTCACGCTTGCCGTCTACGTTCGGAAGACGGGCTTTCCGACCCCGACCGTGGGAGAGCTTTTGCAGTTCGACGGAAAAACATACCGGATCGCATCGATCCTTTCGGACGTGATTTCCTACACTCTCAACCTCGAGGACCCCGCGCAATGATTGATCAACTTCTTGTCGATGAAATCGGGAACGCTTTGGAGGTGAGTCTCCCGGGAGTGTTCATCGGGCGGATGCACAACAACGAGGACGTGACCCTCCCCGCGGTTATGTTGCAAATCGAAGGGGAAGCGCTCCTCGGGAGCGGGTGCTACAGGGGCACCTTACAAGCGACAGCTGTGTCCGCCTCGGCGGATAGTTCCTCGGCCGATCATGCGGATTTATGCTCCAGCGTGGACCAGTTAATCCGAGCGCTCTCGATTTCCGTCCCCCCGGATGTGGCGCTTTATGGAATCGTGGCAACGTCGACGGCGGCGGACGTGGACCAAAACCAATTTCGCACCACGCTTTCGTATACGGTCGGTTACGGACCGACCAGTTGACACATTTCCGATTTTATGCCTGCCACATTTGGAGTCGATGACGATTTCGGAGGGACGGCCCCAACTGGGGGCTGGATGCAAGAGAGTTCCTCCGAGCAAACAGTTGAGGTTGCCACCATTCGCGATGAAGCAGGCGTGACCGTCGTCGCCCAGCCGAAAGGGATGGTTACCACCACGGTGACGATCAAAAGCAAAGGGGCGGTATCAATCGGGACTCTCCCGAGCGTAGGCGACTTCTCCGGGTTCAAGGTGACAAGCGCCAAAATCAGCGAATCAAACGACGATTTCCGCACCGCTGAAATTACCGCGGTACAGTACGAAAGCCTCTAATCTCCTACACTATGCCCAGCGCAAACGGATTCGGCATTCAGGCCCTGATGGGAACCCTGGTAGAGAGCGTGGAAATTTCCTACGACTCCGAAACCAAAACTTTGATGGACAGGGAGGGCAACTTCTCCGAGGCAAAGCTCATGGACACTTCCATCGGGTTCACCGTTCGCGGCGCGGGGACTTCCGCGGTCGCGATCGGAGGCACGACAGGCGCTCCCTCGGGAGTCAGCGGGAAGGTTGTCGTGACCAGCGTCAAACGGACGCAGACGAACGAGGATTACGAGCGCTTCGAGTACTCCGGCACGGCGTACCCGAACGCTTCCTAAACCGTCCCCCCAACCTCAAATGAAATCGAAATTCACAAATGAAACCCGGCATGACGATCGAATTCCTCCGCGATGAGGAACCCCCGCTGAAAAGCCTCAACACGCGGGCCGTAGCGGCAGCACTTTCATGCGGCTGCAAACCAGCTGAACAGGCGTATTCCTACACGGTCGAAGATACGCTCCACGGACCAAAGCGCATGGTAACGTGGATTATGGACGGCGAAACCAAGGCGGTTTTCGAACCCATCCCGGAGCGGGAGGAACTGACTTTTGCGGAGGTCACCAAACGGTTTTTTGATTTGGACTGGTGCGCGGCAAATCCAAATCACCCGATTTCGTACCTCCGAGCCTATCACGACAACCTGACGCACCTTCTCCGGTTTGTGAAGGCGTCGGCTCCCTCGGTATTGATTCGCCGGGGGAATAAAACCGTCGTGATCCCCGCAGATTGTCCCGCGGAAACGAAATCGAAATTCCTTCGGATGCTATGACCACAGAAGAGGCTTTTCTCGAAACCAAACGAGCGGTCGGAAGCCTGACGCTCCGACCATTCACAATCGGTTCGATGACCGCGTGTAGGAAGCTCGGGCTCACGCTGTTCACCGGCGAAAACACGAAGCTTTCCACGGAAGAAACGCAACGGCAGGTTGTCGCTTTTGCTTGGCTCCAATCGACCCCGGTGCCCGAGGTGCTCCAAGCGATTCAACGCGGGATCGCGGAGGCTGAGATTGACGCGTTTGAGTGGATGCTCGAACCCACGGACCTTCCGCTTTTGGAACGGGAAATCAATCGGCTTTCGGAAGGGATTTCCGTCGCATCGGTCGATGTGATTCAACGGGACGCACCGAAGGACCCGAACGAGCCGGGAAACTAATTGCGCCGGGGTGGGCAGCCTCAATGGTGTTCGCCTTGGCGCAAAACACGGGATGGACCGAGGAACACATTCTTTGGGAGGTGCCACTCTCCCGGGCGCTTCAGTACTGGCACGCGTGGCTTTACGCGTCGGGTATCTGGACCGTTCCAAAGTCGGCACCGCTCGAACAAACGGTCGAAAAGCTCACCGCTTTTGCGGCCGGACTTGACGAGGAGGAGGTTGACGATGGCGAAGGCTTTTCGAATCAATAAGGCACAATTTGCCGCAAACCTCCGGGCGGCGGGGCGTATTGTGCACGGTCGGGTGATGGATGCGGGGCGGAGGGAGGGGACGGAAATTCTCCGGGACATATTCGGGACGACGCCTCCGCCCAAGGGCAAAATCGCCCTCGCGAAACTCGGAGCAAAGGCGCATCGATTCGGCTTCCTTCGATTCCTGAAACAGAAAGGGCGGGAACTTCGAAACCGAACCGGGACGGCGCTTCGGCGCGCAGGGAATCGAATTGCGGCGGCGCTTGAGACTCGCAAACTTTCCCGGGCTTATCATCAGTTAATCGTCATGGACCAAAAGCGAACGATGAAGGAAGACCTCCGACAATTCGTTTCCGACCGCTGGTGGATTCCGCAGGAATTTGCCGTCACCCATCACCACGGGCTCGGCTCATATATTTACCTTGTGTCGATAAACATCGGCGTCTCAGCCGCTCAGTTCTTCCTTGGTGCGAAGGCGCTTTCCTATGCGAACAAGGCGCGAAAAATAATGGTGCTGAGAAAAGCTAGGGTTGCCTTGTTACGCGGGCGCAAACTTCGTCGGGCGGCGTACGTTGCAGGGCGGCTTGCGACAACGGCGGCGAAGCAAACGGTGCAAGAAAGTGACATCTTTGAGAAGATAGACCGAGCGGTTCAAGACACTGTCGAATCCCACGCGATGAAGCTTTTCGACACGGTCGGGAATCTCTTCAACAAAACCATCAGAGTGTAGCCATGGCCATCGTCTCCGCCGTTTCTCTCGACATCTCCGGTTTCATTAATGGGCTGCAAAAAATGCAGAGCGCTATTCAGTCGGAGAGCGTTCTATCCGCTCCGATGGAAGCAAAAATGTCGACGCTGCGAAAAGCGCTCCTTGCCGGTGCGGTAGCGTTTGGGGTCGCCGTCCAACGGACGTACGCTGCAATGGTGGAAGGGGGAAACCTTGCAAAGCTGAGTCGGGAATCTGGGATTGCGGTTTCGGAGTTGATGCGGCTTCGCATTGCAATGCAGACGGTCGGGGGTTCCGCGGAGGACGCCCAAAGCACCGTAAACAAGCTTCAAAGCGCGGTTGCAGCAGCAGGGGCGGGGTCTGCGAGCGCTACGGCCGACCTAGCAGCCCTCGGGCTGGCAGCGCGGGACTTCACCGGGCTCAACATGGAAGGGGGCATTAGAAAGGTCGCCAACGCGCTCCGCGGGATGCGGGACCCGGTTCAACAGAATCGGCTTTCGCTCGCTTTGCTTGGAAAAGACGCGGAAGCAATGGTCGACGCTTTCGGGGCGGG